AGCGGCACTATTAGCTGTAAGAAGATCGAAGAAGAGAATTGGAATATCAGAAATTGATGAAGGTATGGACCGCGTTTTAATGGGACCTGCTAAAAAAAAGTAAAAAATATAGTCAAGAAGAAAAATATGCAACTGCCATTCATGAAGCTGGCCATGCCGTTGCAGGATTAAAATCAAATAATAAAAATTATTCCAGGCGAAGTGCTTGACATTTTGCCTGGAATATGATATAATAATCAAATATATTATGAAAGTTTAATGAAAGGACTACAATATGACAACACAAGAACTTGCTAAAAAAGCAAAAAATAATATGATACTACCACCAAGTATTATCTCTAAAAATATACTATGTGATATACCTAATGATAATAATTATGGGGCATATCTATATAAGTTTACCGATACTAAACATACAGCAAAAGCACCATACATAGGCATTAAAAAAGATAAACTACCAGAACATGGTGGTGAAGTTTACTGGTCCTCTTCTACAAATGAGGAGTTTATTAAACTAGTGCAAGGTGACGAACCTAGATTTACACTAGAAATACTTGAAGTCACCACAAGAGATAATTTTGATTCACTACAATTAAAAGAGAATCGAATGCTAAAAGAATATCCAGATATAAAAAATAATCCTGATATCTATAATTTAAGTTATGGTATACCGCCAATGCCTAATGTAGATAATTCTATGTTAAGTAAAGAATTTGTTAAGTGGTTTGATGAGAGAATAAAATCTGGTATATGGACCTCTAAAGAGGGCGAATCTGTGGCAGAATTAGACGCTATGAACAAAGTACAAATTTCATTTACCGATAGTGCTGAACATATAAAAGATATAAAAGCAGAACTTATTAAGAATGGAGGTAATACCTCTGATATGAATCCTGTATTAATCTTTGAAGGTGTTGGTAAAAAATTTGGATTTGATACGAATTGTGATGTAATTGTTGGTTCAAGACACGGATTAAATGCTGCTAAGCTAGCAAAATCACTTTATATGAAAACTATAGAGTTCCTTATAAAGTGTTAAAAAGAAAAAGAAGAATTAGCCGAGTCTTATAAAGAATCAAAACGACAAACAAAAGAAAGAACAGAAGGACCTTTAGATAATTTTAGTAAAGATTTAAAGGATAGTATTAAAAAAAGGAGAAAACAACATGATGGATAAAGAACGATTAACTGCACTATTAAATAACAATCATAAGTGCTATGGCACAACAAATTTAATTTTAAACTCTAAGTTAGTTAAAGAACTAAATGGAATTATTAAAAATTAAATGATGAAGTAGATATGTTGCTTAAACAAAAAGAATATCTGCAAGGTAAACTTCGTGAGAAAGAAATAAATCAATTAACTAAAACAACTGATGGAAGAGAGCTTATATGAAGGTTAATTTATTAAAAATAAATGCAGCTAAAAAATTTAATAGACTGATGGAGGAAACTCATGTCGCAACCTATTTATGGGACTCTTATAACCCTCTTGGTAAAATTTATCTAGGGTTAGAGAAAAGAGAAGAACGAGCAAGTTACAGAGATAAACTTTGTAGAACAAAAGCTAAGTTAAGAAAAACTTGGGAAAAAACATACGACAGAATAGGTAGAGGCATGATTGCAGATAAATTATTAAACTATGTGAAAGAGAGATATGCTAGGAAAAGAAAATAAAAAATACATAACGTGTTCGGGATGCAAAGGTAATCATTACCAAGACCTGTTTGGAGAGATAGTTCTCTGTATGAGATGTAATGGAGTAGATAAATCCGATTCGGAAGAGCCAACGGACACTGGACACCATGAGCAGAGCTAAGGATATGAGAGGGCAGCTAGAGGAGTCTTTAGATATCCTAGCACGTTCTTTAAGCTTACCTGATTACACTAAAGTTACATCAGTTATGACTATGATGTTTGTTGGACATACATTTGAGATGTCTGATGACGGCTTTGAATTAATCAATTTAATCACTAAAACCCGTAAAAATATTAAAAAAGAAACTATTAAAAAAATATTAAAAAAGGGTAGACAGGGTAATTTAATTAGGTTAAACATTAAGACGCTAAAGAACTTTTAGTCCTTTCTTGTTCTTTGGTGTTTGTTTAGGTTAATACATCGTTGGCGGTGGTCATGTTCCTCCCTTTTAAGATGACCACCGTTGACTTTTATTCATAATACAACTAATTGTTGACAATACTATTTTATGAATATAGAGCTACATGAATCTAACCAACAAAGTCCTTAAATTACTCGGAATGAAATTAGCCACAGAGATGCTTAATGAACCTGTTCAATCAGAACAAAAATTGTTTAGGGCGATCATAACATTGGCCTTAGAGGACGTTTTAAACAACTCTCAGGGGGCGTCACGAGGCTGTTGTGAAGGCAGAGGCCATGATTGGTTTGTAGGCAATTCTGAGGACTACCAGAGGGTTTGTTATATGTCTGGGTTAGATGCTGATTGGGTAAAAGAGCGGTATTTAAAGCTTTGGACAGTGGACAAATAACTTTTACTATGAAGCAACATTTACAAGTGAAGTATACGAAACTATACGAAGATTTAAGAGCAGCAAAAGATACCGGCCACCGGAAACTCATTCAAAAAGAGATAGATGCCCTTAGACAAAAATATTTAGATTATAACCCTCAAAAACTTCCTTTATGCGATTTATGTAAAAAGGAAAAGTCAATTATTGTCAATAAAAAGTACTACAATGTGCTTCATGTGCTCTAAAAGCAATATCTCTGACATTCTGTGACAAGCGTGACAGAGAAAAAGCTAATGAAATCAACAAAAAATGATTTTGCAAGTTCCTACTAAGCTTATTTACCTTTTTATTTTTTTATACGCTCAAAATGTGTGACAAGCGTGACAAGAGTGTCAAAATAGACTATTAACATTGGTATACAACACTAATACTCTGTCACAAACTACTTTATTCTGTGACACAGCCTGACAAGTGTGACAAGAACTATTTTTACTTGCGGTAAAAGACTGGGTTTTTGTAATTTAAGTAACAAAAGTGCTATATATATCTTAGTAGGGACTTTCAACTTGTATGATTTGAGGATATATTATTTAAATGCCAAAAAATCTAACCAATTAAAAACCGTTCATGAACTAACTCCTAAACAAAGAAAGTTTGTTGATGTGCTTGTAGCTAATTGGGAACGATGAAAAAATCAGCTGCCGCAAAAGAGGCAGGCTATTCAACTAACACTAAAAATGGATTATCTGAAGTAGCATCAAAATTAACTAGCGTCATACATAGTCCTCATGTTGTAAGATATATGGAAAAGAAATTGGCCGCTGAAGAAACAAAATACGCAAACAAGTTGCGATCATATAAACGATACGAAAGATTTGGAGATAACGCTGCTGATAAAAATCAATTTGCAGCCGCTATCAATGCAGAATATAGAGCTGGACAATTAGCTGGCTTGTATGTAGATAAAAAAGAAGTAACCCATAATCTATTGGAAGGAATGAGTCGTGATCAACTTGAAAAAAGGCTTACCGAACTTGAGGAAAGAATCGGTGAGGCTAAAAAACATTATTGACGTTACGACCAAAAAAAGTTACTGGATAGTGGGGATTTCTTTACAGTTTTTCATGAGGTACACAATCCTCGTTTAAAAATGTTAAACGCTAGAATAGGTAAAAGTGGAAGTAGTAACAAGCGACAAAAGAACTTACAGTAGTAAAAAAGAGCATGGAACTGACATGACCTATGAAAATGAATTTAAGGTTAAGAAATGAAAAGATACATACATATTAACCAACATGTTATTAGACGTAATGCAAAAACAGGTGAAAGAGAGCCTGTGATTACTGTTAAGACTTATAAATCAAATGACTATGGTCATGAGGTTATTGTTGATGGCCCTTGTAAAATTATATACAGCC